TCCGTTTATCGCCCGCTCCGGCCCGAGCACCTCCGCATCATCCAGCGGCACCGCGAGGTAATACTTCGAGTCCCACACTGCGCTCACCGCGTTGGCCGCATAGCGCCAGTTGATCCGGTCAATCAACGGCTGGATGGGGTCGCTCACCGGCAGCACCACGCCTTGCAGCTTGTTCTGCTCCGTCTGCGCGATGGTCATCACCCCCAGCTCGGAGAGGAACCACAAGTCCTTCCCGACGTGCGCGATGCTCTTCCGTGCCACCAGCCCGAACTGGCTCGTCAGCTCGTCCTGCTGGAGGGCTTCGAGGTCGCCATACACATTGCTGATCGCGTAAATGCTGTGCTCCTTGAAGGCGATGATGGTCGAGTCGTTGAACTTGAACACCGCCACCAGCTCATCCGCGCTGCCTTGGTTGACCTTGAACTCCTGAAGCACCGGCACGTAGCGCGTGTAGTCGTTCAGGTCGCTCACCGCGATCTCGTCGCCGTCGTTCGGGATGAAGAGCCGGTTCTGGAGGAAGAGCGAGTGCGTGCTGTTCGGGATGCCGTAGGTGCCGTTGCCGTCCCGCGTCTGCTCCACCAGCGTCCACGCGTTCGTGATGCGCGTGAGCACCAGCGTGGGCTCATCCGTGCCCCGGTGCATCAGCAGCACGTCAAACGCTTGGCTGAACTCCACCCGGCCCGTGATGGTGGTACCTGCAGGAAGCGCCATCGCCTGCGGCACATTGTTCGGCTGCGTATACCACACGCCGCCATCCGCCGCGATGACGAGATACTCTTGGAAGGTGAATGGGTCGCTGAAGATGCCCGTGCCGTGCACCTCGCCCCAGGGCGTGGTGTTCCCGCTGACAATCTTGTTGAGCCACGGCAGCACGGTGAAGCCCTTGCGCGTCTCCGCCACGCCGTTGCGGAACCGGCAGTTGATCGCCTCGCTCACGTAGCCCGGCCCGAGCTGGGACGGCTCCAGCCGCATGTTCACGCCGATGAAGCCTCGGTCCCCCAGCGTATTCGGCGGGTCATCCAGCGGGCCAAGTTGATTGTAGCGCGGCATGGCGTTGTTATTGGCCGACGTAGTAACTCACATTGATGCGGTTCAACACCGCCGCCCCACCCGCCGCCATCACGATGGTGGTGGCCGTGCCCGCCAGTAAGCTCTTGAGCGGGCAAGCGGGAGAATAGCTCAGGTCCATCTGCGTGCCGCCAGCCACCATCGCGTTGCCCACGCTCCACGCCGGGGAACCGGGAAGGTTGGTGGAGGTGTGGATGAGCGTCGCCGTGCCCGCCACCGCAGCGGTCGCATTGCGACACAGCTCGATGCTGGTGATGTAGTGGAAGAGCCCCGCCCCCGCCGACGGGAGCGTGGCGGTGGCTGCCGCTGCCGCTGCTGCCGTGGCAGTCACATGCAAGGTAGCCGGGACCGGGCGACCGTAAATGACCACATCCGCCGTGGTGCCCCGCGCCGACACTGTGATGTTGCCCGACGTATAGGCGGAGACGCGCAACCGGACCCGGCGCAGACCCGGCACCCCCACCGTGTAGGAACCGGAATGAGTGGTGGCGACGACCACGCTCGAAACGTATTGCTCGCCCACGGCGGCAGCGACGAGCAGTTGGAAGTTGGCCCACGCAGGAAGCGGGAAGTAGTTCGTCCCGTCAATCGACCCCTCAAAAAGGTAAGTCAGGTTCGCCGCCGCCGTGCGCACGTCGAAAGCGACCGTGGAGCACCCCGACAGGTCCATCACCGTCTCGGCATTGAGAGCGCCCAGAGTGACGGAGATGGTCCGCGATTCGATGTTCACCTCGCCCGTCAGGACGTCCGGGAAGTTGGCCCTGAGTTCGTTGCCGCGTGCGTCGTAGAGGATCATGATTTATCCGAGGATGTAATTAAGTTGGAACGGTCCGCCGATTCGCTCGCGCGAGCGTGACCTGGCTCTTACGTTGAAAGTCCCGACCCCGATACCTTCGACCGAGAAATAGGCGTCCGACGGGTCATTGGTGGACGTGGCCGAATAAGTGCCAATCGAAAGGAGAATCTTGCTCGCCGCCGTCACCGAGGCATCCGCGATGGCGACCAACTTATCCAGCGTCCCATACGGGACCGTCACCGTCACCTCCGTGATGCTGGCTGCACCGCCACCCGCCGCGTTGAGCGTGGTGCCAGCCATGGAAAGATTCGTCCCGAGCGTGATCTCCTGCGGGTCACCCACCCCTGCCGCAGACCCGCGCCCGAGCAGCTTGGAGACAGCCGAGACGTCCTGCATCTTCGCGTAGGTCACGCCGTTGGCTGCCAGCGTGGCCGTGCCCACTGTGCTGGACACCATCCACGAGCCGTTGGAGATCAGCACTTCATCCAAGGCGCACCCCGCCCAGCGCACCACCTCGGCATCGTCGTCATAGATGAGCACAGACGCGCCACCGAAACGGGTCGCCTGAATGTCCGCCGGAACCCCCGCCGCTGCCATGTCCGACCGGCCAATGACACTCCCCGCCAGACTATTCCTGAGCTTCGCGTCGGTGATGGCGGCAGCATCCACGGTCCAGACCGTGCCCGTGCCAGACACCGTGATGTCGCCCTTGTCCCCGTCAGCGACGCTACCTCCACCGCTCGCGTTGAGCGTGGTGCCAGCCATCGAGAGGTTCGTCCCGAGCGTGATTTCCTGCGCGCTGCCCACCCCTGAATCACCGCGACCCAGCAGCGTGGAAATCGCGGACACATCCTGCATCTTCGCGTAGGTCACCGACGCCGGGTCGATGGTCCACGTCGCACCGCTGGCGCTCACCGTGATGTCGCCCTTGTCCCCGTCCGCCACCCCGCCCGAGGACACCGATGCCAGCGCAATCGCCACCGTCAAAGCATCCAGCGCCGCCTGCAAGCCCGCCACATCGCTCACCACATGCGAATGCGTAAGCGGAACGCGCGCATCCGTGAGGCGCGGGTCCGTGGGCACCACAAAGTTCCCCAGCGCCCAAGGGGCGCGCTCCGGGTTCTTGTAGGTGGTTACGGCGCTATCGTGAATCATGCTCGTTTGCGACTCTCGAAACACCTGCGCAGCTCGCTCGTGTTGTCATCCAGCGCCGCGCTGTTCCTCGACAGCACCACCGCCAGCTCCCGGTTCGTCGCGTTCACAGCAGTGGAGATGCTGACCAGGCTCGAGGTGTATTGCCGCTGGTCGTCGCGATGCTCCGTCAGGAGCGCCTCGTGCTTGATAATCAGCCAGCGAACCGCCAACCACACCACCAGACCCAGCACCAGCAACACGGCAAGGAAGAGCCAGCGGTCATTCTTGCCCGCCGCCACATCCGCCAGTCGCAAGATCTCGGTCATATCGTTCGTGTTCATGGTTAATTCCCACGTTCAATGCCGAGCCTCATGCGGAAGAATCGATGCTCCACGTCGGCCACGGCAAAAGCTGGAAACGTCATCACATCCACCCAAGGCCCATCAGGGCGCAGGGCGCCCTCGATGCCAGCGCGCAGTTGCGTGGTGCGCACGGAGGGCACGCTGACCGGCTTCTCGATGACGACGCTCACCTCGTTGGACGGGTCGCTCTCCAGCTTGGCGAAATTGCGGGCGATGACGGCGAAGAAGAACCGGCCCACGGGAAGGTTGGTGACCATTGCCGTCGTCACGTTCGCCGCCACATCCTGCCGCACGTTGTAGGCTCCGCTCTCCACGCCAATGAGAATGACGAAAGCCTCCAGATTCGTATGCGAGGGCGCACGGTCCCACGCCAACGACACCTCCCCGCGCTGCACCAGGGTGACGACCACATTTGTCGGAAAGGGCTGCCCGAAGGCGATGCCTCTTGCCAGCGCGAGGAGGAGAAGGATGGCTTTCACAGGTTATATTTTCCCGCGAGATAGGCGTGCAGCCGGGTCAGCTCTGGCGACGTGAGCGAGCGGGAGTAGATGCCGACCTCGGCAATGTCGCCCGCGAAGTAGAGCCCGGCAACGGCACTCCGTCGGCCCAGTGTGATCGTGTTCGTAGCGAACGCCCCCGCCTCGAAGTTGTTCGTCTGAAACACGCCGTTCGTGAAACATTCCAGCCCGTCCGTGATGTCATCGAAGCGCAGGACGGTGGAATGCCACACGCCCACTGCCTTGATGGCACCCGTCACAGTGGCGATGGCGGCACCCATGCTGCCCTGAAAGCGAGGATTCCCACCGCCGAAGAACACCTGAAGCGCATTGAAGCCGGGATTCGTGGTGACGGCCGTGAGGAGGTCCGTATCCACCGCATACTGCGCCACGAGAAAGATGGTCTGCCCGGTCTGCGCCCCAAAGCCGCCCGGTGCCCCGGCATACTCCAGCCAGTCATTCGCGCCATCGAACCGCACCACCGGCTTGCCGTTAACGATATTCGTCTTGAACAAGGGCTGGCTGACACCCGTGCCCTGCGAGAGCAGGTTGCCCGTGCCCGAGCCGTCCGCCCAGCTCGCCACCGGGGCGTTATTAGCCAACGCCAGCGCATCCGCGCGATACCACCCCGCGAGGTCGGCGATGGAGGCGGGAGTGAATCCCGCTCCGCCGCAACCGAGTGATGCAAGGTGTGATGGCATCTAGTAACGGGTGATTTTCCAGCGCCACTTCAACTGAGGAATCGGCGTGCCCGTGCTGAACATCTCGATGACCAGGTCGTTCGTGCTGTCGTGGAGCTTCACGAAGCCGCTCGTGGAAGGGTTCTCGGCATAGACAGACTCCGGGATCAGCGTCCCGAACGCCTGCGCCGTGCCGCCGCCCATCGCATAGCAGAGGTGCATGGTGCCGTTCACCAGCATCGCCTCGTTCACATGGTCGTGAGAGTTGAGGACAAACGAGACGCCCAGCGCGGCCCAGTCCCACTGCATGGACTTGAACGCTGCGCTCCAGCCCGCCGTGTTCGATGGTCCCAAGTGATGCGTCGAGGACGAATACATCGGGTGATGCACCACTACGATCTTCCACCGGGCCGTCGAGGCAGCGAGCTGCGTCAGCAACCACTGCCCCATCACGGCAGCCTTGGCGCTCGCCACGTCCACCTGACTGTTGTCGGTGTTGGCCGCATTGGAGTCATAGAAGAAGAAGTCGCACTGACCGAGAGCGACCTTCCGGTAGCGATTCGATTGCCCGGCCGTGATGCCAAAGTAGGTTTCCCATGCCGCGATGCCGCCGGAATAGTCCCAGTTACCAGCAGCGGGATAGATATTCCCACCACGCCCGACGATGGTCGTCTTGAGGAAGTTCGGCGTGACATCGACGGAATTCGCATAGGTAGGAAGTCCGTCTGACAGGTCACCGGGGGAAACAAGGTTCACCGTGTCCGCCGCCGCTGACAGCAAAGCCACATCCACCGCATCCGATTGGGCCTGAACGAAGCCAGACTCACGGTCGCCGAGAATGGCAATCTTCGCCGCGCTTCGGGCCGGGATGGGGTAAACCGTGCATTCCGTGATATGCAGCAGGCTGGCGTCCGTGTTGTCCACGCTCGCCGCGTTGCGGAACGGCATCAGGTGAGGCCCAGCCGAGGCGTCCGTCCTGAACCGGACATACTTGGTGAACGGAACGGCAGTCGGGAAGTCGTAGTTCAGCGCCACCTCGTTGACCGACGCGATGTTGGAGCCGTCCGTGCCCGCGATCTGCAACCGCAGGTTGCCAGCAGTCGCCCCCTTGCTGGAAATGGTCAGCTTCAGCCAGTAGTCCGTGCTGGCCGCGAGCCCGGCGATGCTGATGCGAGCGAACTCAATCGTGCCGTTGTTGCGCAGGTGAATGCCCGCCGAGTCCACCGTGGTGCCCAGCGCATCGATGAGCCAGTTCGAGTAATTAGTGCCGTGAGCAATGGCATTGTCCGGGGCTCCCTGAATGAAGCCACCACCTGCGCCTCCACCTGCGCCCAGACATGCCAGATGGCTCGCCATGGCTACTTGTAGAAGATGTTCACCACAACGTCGTTGGCCGTCGGCGCCGTCGCGTCGTTGTCAGCGACAAGGGTGGTCGCCCCGATGCCGATGCCCAGATCGAACTGGATGCCAGGACCGAAGTAATAGTTCGCCGCCGATGCCGCCGGGATCGCCAGCGTCAGGAGCGGCACGTCAGTGCCCACCGTGGGCGCCGCCGTCTTGTTGTAAAACTTCACGAAACGCGTGCTGGCCGAGCTATTCGCGATGAAGTAGCCGAAGACGCACCCCGCACCACCCTTGATGAGCACGCCAGTGGCGAGCAGGCTGATGTTGCGGTAGGTCAATGCGCCATTGTCGGCGCGAGCTTGGATGAAGGCTTGGACGTTCATAAATTATCGGATCTGCACGTTGAGGTTGGTGGTCTGACCTTGGAGCCGCTCAATCTTGTCGAACTCGCGCTGGAGCAACCGCATGGCTTCGCCCAATTCATTTCCCCACTTGCTCGTCTTGCCTGTCACCTTCAGCAGGTCGGCATACGCGGCCTGAGCCACGCAATCCTTGAGCACGTAGGGGAAATCGAGCTTGGTCCACTTGGTCGTGTCGGTCGGCACCTGCGTCGTCGCGGGGGAGATGTTCACGTAGTATTCGCCGGTCACGGAGTAATACACCTGGTCCCCCACGGCGAAGCTGCCACTGGCCCACGTCGAGCCGGTAAAGTCATTGGGCCGCAGGCGGAACTCCACCCACACCACATTATCCGGCCCGCGCACCACCAGCCCGTCGCTCGTCGTGTCGTAGCGGATAGGGAAGGGGTTCTCCGATATCCACGGGTTGGCAGACCACACGCCATTCACCTCGCCGATAGTCGTGGCCGTGGTGCCTTGGTTGCTGGTCGCACCCGGCTCGAAGTCGATGTCCCGCTCAAACGGGTTGAGCACGCCCCAGTAGGTCGCGTTGGGCGGGGACTGGTTCGTGTGCGCCAGGATGCACTGGTAATACTCGCCATCCAGCGGCTGATAGACCGTGTTGCCAGCGGCTCCGCTGGCGGTGTAAGCCGTGGTCGAATTCCAGTCATCGCCGGAATACTCCCCAAGGCTCACCGCCCAGTATTGCGGCACCACCTGACCACTCGCATCGGCCGGGTGAATGCCCGCCAGCATCGTCCCGCTGCCGCTCGCGGCCGGGTCGGCCGGCATGGTGTAGGTGAAGACCGTGGCGCTCGTCACCGTCACCGTCCAGCTCCCGTTGTAGCCCGTGGGCGTCACGCCGCTGATGGTCACCCGTGGACGGCTGCCCACCGTCAACTGGTGCCCGGCGGCGTAAGTCGCCGTAGCTGTGACCGTGGAGCGCGTCAACGAGGTGAGAGTGACCGGATTCGCGCGCAGCGACTGATAGTAGGAAGTTGTCGGCCAGTAGAAGACCTCCACCGGCACCGTGGCCGTGCTGGCCGCGTAAACCGTGGCGCCCGAGTATTGAGGGCGGAACGTGCGACGCTCCACCCGCATCAGCTCGGGCCAATAGAACCGCTCGAAGAACTCGCGATACCGCGAGTTGATCAGCCGGTTCAGCGATGCCGCGTCATCCGCCGTGGGGCGGACCTTGCCAGCGAACAGCACGTTCGCCTTTTCCTCGACCGCTTTGTAAGTGACCGTTCGCATCGTAAATTGGAGCTGCGAGAGGGAATCGGACCCTCAATCCGCGTAACATGCGGACGCACCAAACCACAGCGTCAGATGTAAACGCACACGTCGGGATTATCCCGTCTCAGTGAGCGCAAATTCTTGTTGTCCGCGAAGAAGTCCGGGTCTTCCTTGAGCCACCGGAAGTAATCCCTCAACGGAATGTCCGCCACCTTGCGGATGTCGGAACGGTTGTTCTGTTTCCAGTCCCAATTCTTCTTGGCGACAGCTCGGTATCGCTCCTTGGTGCGCGCCTTCTCGATGCGCAGATACTCCGCCAGCTCCCCGCCCGTGCGCAGCTCGTCGCGCCACCATTGCAGGAAGTCCACCGGCTTCGTCTCCTTCGCCTTGCTGGCGATGATATTAAAGGCCGCGCCTGCCGGGGACAAATCGGCAAGCGCGGACCCAGAGGTGGAGGAGGGAGCAGGACACGGCTCCACACCTCCAGAGTTTTGAATGCCCGTTGGATGAAGTCCTGACATGGCTGTGATGGCTTAAACGTCGCGGTTGAGCACCCACTCGCGATACGGGAGCAGGCAGACGTAGATCCAGAACTCGACGGCACCGCCAGGATTGGTGACTTTGGGAGTCGTGCTGATGGTCGAGACGGCGCCGAGCGCCGAGACGAGCGTCGCCGTGACGTATTGCGACACGGTGTTCGGCGCCAGCGGGATGGTGGCCGCCGCTGGCAGCGTCACCCGGTCTTGGAGCTCGCCGTCCCCGGCGGTGCCCGCAATGAGGGAGGCGCTGGTCGTCACGGAGGCATTCACGCCCACGTTCAGCAGGATGTTGGTGCCAGACGAATCCAGAACCGGCCAGCGAGTGATCGCCATCGCACCCGGAAAGCCGACGATGTAACGGGGGACAGCCGCCTGAGTCACGCCCGCCGCCGGGAGCGTTTCGGTGAGCTGGATGAGGTTGAACACCATCGAGGTGGTGGCCGAGCCAGAGGAGACACCAGCCACATCCGCCGTGAAGTCACTGAGCCACGACTTGGTGGCAGCGTCGTAACGGCGGGTGTTGCCGATGATGAACAGGTCGGTGAAGCCACCGTATTCCTGCGCGTGGGAACGAAGAACTTTGTGAATCATATTTCCTTTTTCGTGAAGGTTGAGTCGGTTTAGGGCTTAGGAGGTGTACTTGCCGTTGCCCTTGGGGTTGAGGCCGATGAGGGCGAACATCGCCTTCACGTAGCCGGACATGCCGCCCGAGTTCTCCTCCTGGTCAACGCTGTGCAGGTTCTCCAGGAACATCATCTGCCAGAGGCTCATCTTCAGGACGTAAGCCGCCAGAGGATCACCGAGGCCGGTGGTGGACGAGACGTTGTTGAACTGCGTCGGCACGATGTTGGCCCGACCAAACGTCGAGTCGAACACCGAGACGGACAGGGTGATCTCGTGCGAGGACGCGTCCTGCTGCACCTGATAACGGGTCGCACTCGAGCCGCTGTTGACCCGCGTAAAGTTGTCCACCGTCTGGGTGATGGTATCGCCGGACAGGACCATGTAGTCTTGCTTGCCACCGTGGATCTTCTGAAGGTTGCGCAGCACGCCCACGAAGATCGCCTCCGTCAGGAGCGCCGCCGTGGTGCCGGTGATGATCGTGCTCAGTTTGTCTTCAGCCCATGCGGTCGCCGTGCTGGCAGGCGGCGGCCGGAAGTCTGCCGGAACGGCCTGCACAGTCTGCGCCGTGTCGAGAATCCAGGTTCCCAGCCCGCGCGTCTGCATGTCGGCATCGCTGCCGCCCTGCATCTCGACGTTTGAGCAACACACCGCCTCGATGTCGCGCTTCACTTCGCGCAACGCCTTGGCCTTGCTGTTGCCATACTCGTTGTCCACCCCGGCGACGCCGCCGCGCTTGCTGATGGCCTGCTGGACGTCGGTCACGCCGAACTCGTCCTGCACACGATGCACGTAGGAGCCGAAGCGCGTGCGCTTGGACACCTTGTTGTTGCCCTTGCCCGCGTCCTGGCCCTCGCGGGTGCCGGAAGTGCGGGGCTTGCGGAGCGTGTCCGCCAGCACCTCGATAAAGGTGGCGTTGGGACCGTCCCCCTTCGTGACTGCCGACGTGAAGGGAGTCTCCTCGGGCTCGAGGATGGTGAGGATGTCGCGAAGGTCTTCGCGGTTGCCGCCGATTACACTCGGCGAGGAATAACTGTCTGCATTCATGGTTTTCGCTTTTTGGTCGGGCTACACGCTTTGCAGGCGCGCAATCCGTTTTTGAGCGAGCAACTTCGAGAGATCTCTTTCTCGACCTCCTCCATTCCGAAACTGATTCTCCTCCGCACTGACTGAGGTAGCTGACTTGTTCCCCTTGGGAGTGGCTGTCGGGCTGAACGTCACGACGGGGGTCGCTGCACGGCCCATCGCTGGCTTGCTGCCGGGACGATGACCCACCCTCTTCAACGCTTCCTGTTCCAGCCGCTGCCCCACCACCTGTCGGGCCACCACCAGCTCGAAGTCGGAACGCTTGAGGACATCGGGATTGCTGCGAATCACCGCCAACGCTTCTTGGAATTCCGCGCTGCCCTTCTGCTCCACCCACGGGTAGAGCCTCACAGCCTCGGCATGTGCTGCGGCGCGCTTCGTGTCGAAGTCACCCCTCAGCGTTTCCAGTCGCGCTTCTCGCTTGGCGTTCAAGCGGCTCAACTCCGCCACCGACTTGCGCCGGTAGAGCCGAACCTCTTCACCCGTCAGCTCGAAGTCCTTGCCTCCCTCCGTGAACGATCCCCCGTCAGGGTTCTCGTCCGCCCATGCGAGGAACGCATCCACACCCGTCAGGGTTGAATCGAGTTCGCTCACCATCCGGTCCCCACCATGCGACTCATCGGAAGGATGTGCCTCCACCGGCTGCGGGCTCTTCCCCAGCTTGGCCCTCATCTCTTCCACCTGCGCCTTGAGGTCGGCCACCTCGTCACGGGCCGCGTTGCGCTGTTCCGTGACCTTGCCGACCCTCTTCTGGAGATCTCGGACGCCTTTGGAGGGCTCCGGGTCAGTTTCTACATCTCCCTCGGGCGACTTCGCCTTCGGGGCGACTTCCTCCGCGCTAGCGTCATCAGCCAGGGCGGCGGAGCTATCAGTTTCAAGATTGGAAAGATCGACCTCCGCCTCACCGTCATCCGCTTGCTCGCTGCTCGTCGTCGGTGTTGCGGTTGCCTCGGGAGCCTTGGCGGGCTTGGCGGGAGAAAGAGCCTTTCGGCCTTTGGACATTCGTTCCCCAAGCTGGGCGAGAGTCATGTTTGCACTCTTCGCGGGCTGTTCCGTCGTCGGTTCCGGTGCTGCTGCTGTTGCTGTCTGGTCCATGCAGTTATTCGCCTTGCAAGAAGGACTCAGCGGTTGCTCATGGGCGCAGCCGCAGGAAAGCCCGTGTGGGCGACACAAAGCGGGAGAAACCGAGAAGAGAGAAGGGGCTCACCCCAGACTGGAGTGAACTGCACCGGAACGGTGCAGATTTATGGAAGGTCTTGCGGAGAGGCGGGCGGGACTACTCCCGAATATCCGACGGAACAGGAACAGGAATCCCACCCGTGACGGCATCCGCCGGGGCGAGCATCTGGTGCAGTTGATTGATCAGCACGTTCATAGCGTTGACGCTGCCCTGCATGTGGGCCAGCCGCCCGTGGTCGCCAGCAAGCGCACGCTGGCAGCCAGCGTTCACAAGGTCGTGCCGGTTGAATTCCAGCCACGCCACCACACCAGCGAATCGTTCGTCGGCCGCCAGCGATTGAATCAAGGCCACAGCCTGCGGCTGGGTGAATCCGGCTGTCCTGTCCTTATGCTGGTCGTAGGTCATGGGTCGATGGGTATGAAATCACGGTAGAAATCTTCAGCGACGCCCAGCCACATGTCGCCGCCCCCGCCAGTGCGGTAGGCTTGGCTGATGGTCGTAACTTCAACCACCGGAGCGGGCTCACCCGGTCGTGAGGCGTGCGCCACAGAGGTCACCATGTGCGCGACACCCGGTCGGCAGCCCTGCTGTCCACCGACGTAGCGATACATCCCCCCGCCAGCGATGGGGAATTGTTTAGCCATTAGGGAACTTCTCCTTCCAGCGCCCCTCCTGGGCCAGCAGTTGGCTTTGACGACGCTCACCGAAACGCTGCACCTCATGCACCAGCACGCCCGCTCGCGCCGCGTCAAACAGCCTCGGCACCGAGCGATAGTGCTCTTGCAGGCGCCGCCACAGCACCGGGCCGATGCCCGGCACGCGCCGCAGCCAGTTCCACTGTGCGTAAGTGTTCTTTGTCATACGTTATGCTCCCAGCGCCCCGATCTTCGCGTTCTCCACCTGCTCCAACTGATGAGTGAGCTGCTGGACCCGCTTATCCGTCACCTCGCGCACCCGGTCATTGCCCTCATACGCATCCTTCGCCATCGGATTCGTCGCGAAGATATTCTGGAGCGTGTCCAGCCGCAGCTTGTGAGCCTGCCCGGTCAACTTGATGTCCACGTCCAAGCCAGCCATGAGCTTGGTGAAGACGCCCTGCTCGTCGTCGATCTCCGCCTGACTGACGTCCTCCGCCGGTTTGAGGATGCGCTCACCCATGTTGGGGTCGATGAGTTCAAAGATGACATCCAGCGCACGGTCACGGTCCACCCGGCCCGTGGCGTCCATCTGCAACGCCCGCTCGATGAGCCCCAACTTGGCCGTCACCACCTCATTATCCAGATTCTCCACGTTGAACCCGATGCTCACGTCAAACGACCCCTGAATCTCCTCTCGAGTCGCCTTCATCGGCTTCGCCTGCGAGGTGCCCACCACCCGGAAGAAGATCTCATCCGGGAGGAACTGCTGGCACAGCTTGAAGATCTGCGTGTCCACGCGAGCCATGCCCGACATCCAGTTGTTGGACATATCCTGCCGCATCACCTGCGACTGCACCGCGTTCTGCTCGTCCACGGGACGGCCGAAATACTCATCAGCGAACCGGCGCACCGACTCCTCGACCTCCTGCGAGCCCGCGTCATACCGGGGGATGTCCAGAAACCCGTAGTCCTGCTGGTTCACCACCGGGATCTGCACTCCCGGTCCCCACTTGTCGGGCGCCATGCCGCTCGGGTAGTAGGACGGCGGCAGCGTCGCAAGGCTGGCCCGGTCCACGCGGGCGTCCCACTGCGTCTTGATCTGCTGCTGCCATGTGAACCCGACCTCGCCATAGCCCCGCGCATCATCGAGCAAGCGGGAGCGGGATTCCCTCTCGATATGGATGAATGGCAACTCACCGTGGTCGTAGTCCAACAGGCCGTGATAGGCGTATTCGGTGGTGATGCGCGGGTTGAAGCACGTATAATAAATGCCAGGCACGCCGTCCTCGTCGTGCATCCGGCGATAAGCGTGAACCACCTCGAAGAGGTGCTCAGTAAGCTGCGTCCCAGTGGTCTTGCTCGAACCGCTCCGTGCGCCGCCACGGCTATGCATCGGATCGACATCCAGCGTCACGTTGCCGCGCTGCGTGGACATCATGTCCCTGATCCATTCCACATCCCAGCCATGGGTGCTCTCGCGGGCCACGAGCTGCGACTCGCTCAACAGCTCGCGGCGGTAGATGCCCCGAGCCGTCTGGAGGTCCGTCGTGTCCGGTGGAATGAACACGTCCTCGTTCGGACGGAGCGCCACCGCACAGGGACAGTTCTTAATCGTCACCGGCACCGGCAGCCGAGCGGTGCCCGTCGCGCGCATCTCACGCACTGCCGCCTGAAGGCGCACCAGACGGACGGTGGGAAATGCAATCTTGAGCACCTGAGCCGCCTCCTTCTCTCTCGCCGGGTCCTGAATCATCTGAGGCAACTGGATCGCAATTTGAGCCTCCTCCGGGAGTTCCTGCCCTTCCTTCTCCGCTTGCATCAGCTCCATCGCCGAGGACGCGAGTTCCTCCAGGGAAAACTGCTGGTAGGCGAGTTGGTCCTGCCGGTCCCAGAACACCCCGAACACTGCGGAACCGCCCTCCAGCATGTAGTTGGCGGCAAGCCGCCGCTCGCGCAGCAGTTCGCTCATCTGCGTGCCCTTCATCCACCGCAACAGGTTCGTCGCCCGGTGGCCGAACGCCGCGTCAGTGCTTTCCGTGCCGCTCACCAGCACCCGCATCCGGTCGGACACCACCATGAGGAACGCCACATCCTCATTGATATACTTGTCAATCAAGCCCACCCGCGCATCCGACGCGCCGGGCCATGGGAACGGTTTCTGCCCCAGCGGCGCAGTCCACTTCCGCCCGTCGCGGGATTGGTTGGCCCAAATACAGTTCCGCGCCTCGTAGTTGAGCCGCTGGCGATTGAAGATGGACCGGTCACGCCGCTCGATGGCATCGAGGAAGGATTGGCGCAATTCCGGCAATTGCGGTTTTGCGGTGGCTAGCTCTTTGGGGTCGCGTTTCATGCTGCCCGTGCCGCTACCAGATCGGCAAGCACCCAGCCAGAGCACCACCCCAAAGAGCAGCACAACGATGCGGATTGAGGCGGAATTCACAGGCTTCTTGCGACGTGTGGGAGAGCAGAATACGCGGTCAATGTGGTCGTCCTAGCCGCTACCTCTGCCCGATACTCTTCGACTTCCTTCTTCTCCGCCTGCCGCCGGTTCCATCGGGCCGTCTTCGCCGCCGCATTGCGCGCCAGCTTCTCGCGCCTCGTCTCTTGGCGCTTCGCCTCTTCGCGCTTCGTCTCCTCGATATGCCTACGTTGAGCCGCCAAATCTTTCGGCTTCCATTCCATTCGCTCCGCGACTTGGTTCACCTTCTCCCCGGTTCGCGCTTCCGTTTGCAGCCGCCACAGGATGTCCCGCACCTCATGCGGAAACAGCCCCACCTTTGCCACCACGGTCAATTCGGAAAAGCGGGGTTCCGGTTCAGCCGCAGTGTTTATCCAGCCACCGCGAGGCATCCACATTCCCTCCCGCCGTGGGCGCGCCGGCAGTTCCGACGGGTCGTCCAGCACCGCCAGCGCGTCGGCAATCCTCCAGGTGTCCCTAAAGTTCCTCATTGCACACCGCCGGGTTTCTTGCGCGAGGGCTGGACCACCGTCCACTCACAAGCAGACACCAGCAGAGTCTTCATCGCACCCCGCCCCCAAACCGACATCCTGACCCGCCCAACCAGCGTGCCATGCACCACCTCGACATCCACCCAGCCGCCGGGCAGCACCTCCCGGACGACCACGGAGGCACGACCGAACACCGGGCACTTCACCCGGTATCTCTGCCCCACCACCAACATCGGCTCAAACAGTGGGAGATGCTGCTCGCTCACGGCACAACCTTCCAGATTCCGCTTATTTCACCACAAATCCGGCCAACTTGCCCGCATCGCGCTTGTAATACTTGCGGTAAGTCCGCTTGCGACCGGAACGGGGCGCCCCTGTCCAGCTCGGCAATCCACCACTTTCACGCTCCAGCCGCAGTTTCTCCCGGCTCAAACCCGTCACCGCGATGAACTGAGAAGGACTCAGCAACCCTGGCAACCCATCGAATTGAACTTGTGTCATAGCTTTCGGTCAGTTTTAGGTGTTTCCGCGAGGTTTCTTCGGCAAACCCCCGATCTTCGGACATTCGGGATTCTCGCCTTTCCTCACTTTATCCATGTAATCCCTCACCGCATGTAACCCATACCCCTCCGCCATCTGCCCGTCGCTATGTGCGGCAAGGATCCCCTCGGCAAACTTCACCATGTGCGCATGGAGCAAATCCATCGTCCTCAACTCTTCCTTAGTAGGTGCCGCGTGCTTCGCTTCCATCACCAGCGAGCAGACATCCGCATCATTCGCTTCGCTGAACCCTTCCTTGATGAATATAGTCACTTCGATCATATCAGTATGTCCCTCCACCCGTCGTTTCCAGCATTCTCCCGTCAATGTGTCGGAGGCGCGCCAGCGCCATGTAACGGCAGACATCGACGAAATCCTTACAGGCACCCGACTCACCGCCGTGGCCCGTGAAATTCTGCATGGCCCAGATGAACTGGCGGCAGTCCTCCGTGACATAGAGCCGAGGCTCGTTCAGCAGCGGGAGGATGGGTTCCTCCGGGTTGAAGAAGAGCAGACCGTTGATCGCGGTGATGCCCTCCTCGATGTCCACGCCGCTGGCCGGTTGAAAGCGCATCAGCGGGCCAGCCACCTCGTCCGTGCCCGGCTTGAGCTGCACGCGCAACATCTCATCCACGAGGCACGTCCCGCCCTTCTGCGCCGTCATCTGGTTGCGTCCCGCCCTGCTATCGATGTAGCGGTGCATGATCGGCTCCTGCAAGGTCGCCGTCCAGGTGGTGGGAGTGTTGACGGCCACGCCGTCGAGAGAAAGGGCAGGCACAGAGTCGATGAAGAGGGCCAACGCCCCGCCGGGGCTCGCGCCACCGGCCAACTCTGTGCCTGAAAGTGTAACCGTCAGACCGTCCTCCCGAGCCCGCTCCTCCACCATCCGGCGGCGGAAAGGGTCGCTCTCCATGACCTGACCACCGACCACCCGCGCTTCAAACGTCTCCTCCCGCAGGAAGAGCTGCTTGTATTGCACGATGCCGTAACCAAGGGAACGCTGCGCTGGACCGGGGTCCCCATCCCACCCCCGCCGTGTCTCCGACGTGATCTCGCGCTCCGTTGGGACAGCCCATTCGCCATACTTCTGCTCGGGCGGCCAGTCGCGGTAGACATAGTAACGGGGAGGATTGCCGGGCGCCACACGAATCCAAATCGTCGCCCAGTTTCTACCCCCAGCGGGGTCCGTGAACATGTAGTTCGTGCCCGTCGCAGGCAGCGCGTCGCGCTTGATGACGTTCCACGCCCCAAAATACGGGAAGCGCCGCTCGGCCACGTCCCGAGAGAAACCGTAGGCACGGCGCTCGATGTATTCGCTCGGCTTGCCCTGACACAGCGCCTTGATGTTGACGTAGTGCGCACCAAACGGGTTCAGGATCGAATGGAAGTAGATCGCACGCGCCTTCTCGAAGTAAGGCTCCACCATGTAGGGCATGTGGCCCACCGGCAGACCCGGCACGTTCACACGGTCAGGCAACAACTCCGCGTAAAGACTCTTGATCGTCTTGGCTGTGGTGCCCAGCAGTTCCTTGATCGTGGGAGTGATGCCGTTGACCGGGGTGTAGGTCCACACCAGCTTCGCCGAGCGTGATGCCAGCCGCAGCTTGAGCATGTTCAGCCAGGGCAACGTCATGTTTTCATCGGCCCACACGCCCACACGCCCAGCCGCGCCCTTGGCACCCAGCTCCAGCCCCTCGAAGTCGCCCGGCTTTTGTCCGTAGGTGAGGAAGTAGATCTCGCTGCGGTTCGGCAGCACCATCTTGCCATCGGTAAAGCCGTTGGCTTGCGAATACTTCACCTTATAAACGGCGTGCGAACGCCCCTGAAGCGCCTGAATCTCCGGTGGCAGGTAACGCCACACATACTTCTGTTGCAGCGCCACCGACGCCTTCTCGTTCTCGTGCAGGCAGAAGACCACCGAATCCGGGAAGTTCACCGCGTCCGCCACCGTGCGTTTGGCGGCATATTCACTTTTGCCAGCCCGGTTCCCCCCGAAGATCATCATGATCAGGATGTCCAGTTGCAGCAAACTGTCCGCATCCTTCCAGTGGTCAGGCTCCGCTCCGTAGGCGAACGGGTTCTGTTCCGACAGCCGGATGAACGTCTCCCGCTGGGTGTAATACCCCGCCAGCTTCGCCTCGCCGCCCGGCTGGGCCAGCCAATGCTGAATGATGTCTGGCGTGGGCACCGGCAGGAGCGGGTGCGGCGTCCAGACAAGCGGCTTGGGCGAGGGAGTTGGTGCAGGGGTGTCAGTCATTTAGTCAACGCTGGGCGGGAGGGATGGGAGCTTCACCGGCTTGGCGAGCGGAAGATTCAAGTGCGCCACCGCATCGCGGTCCTCCGCGACGTCGAGCCGCCACTTCAAGAGGTCCAGCGCCGCCACCGCATCGATGCGGGCGTGATGCGCGTCCGTGCTGCCGGGGTGCTTTTCCCAGATTTTCAAGGCTTGCTGCACCAACCATTTCAGGCTGCCCGGCTGCGCCAGACCCCACGCATGGAGCCGGGCGCGAGTCTCGTCGGTCGGCTGCGGCAGCTTATCCCGAACCGGGAACTTCTCAGGGAATGTGGCAATGTCGTTCACAGCACTGACCCCCCTTCCGCCACGCGCTTGGCGCGGCTACGTTTGTAATCTGGTTCAAAGCAACCTGTTGATTCTTCCTGCATCCAGCCCTCTGCAAACGCCTTCTCCACTTCCTTCCGCAGTTGGTCGCGCTCATTTCTCAATTCAGCCTCTAGGGCGTAGCACCCAATGATTTGAGCGTGCTGCTCCCGTAGAACTCTCTGCGCCTCATCCCGCTCGCGCTCCAGCTTGCGCGCAAAATCCGTGGGAACCGTGGCGCATGACCAGAATCCGATATGGTCCGCCGATCTTGCCTCCGTCTCCGGCGTTGGTGCGTTCACAAGACCTCCCCATCTTCTGACGGGACCGGCTCACCCGCATAAGCACGCGGGCGAGCCCGCTCGTCCTTCACCTTGTAGGCGCTGGCCTCAAGGAATTGCAGGCTATCGACGTGAAACCACAGGTGGCGAGCCGGGCAGTCCCCATCGCCACCGCGCTGCGCATCCACGATAAAGTAGGCATCGTGCTCCTCCACCAGCTCATAGAAACGCGCCTTCTCGTCTGGCGGCAACTGCTCCACCACGCCAATCATGGTGTTCCAGATGACTTTCAAATCGAGACGGTCCTCGGGCGGCGGACCCCCCATCAGGCGGCGCCACGGCGGCATTTTGGCCGTCGGCCGACTCCTGCGGAACATCTCCTCGCATCTCTGGAAGATCTCCTCCAGCGCATCCTGCTTGGCCCGGTTCCGCCAGATCACGATCACGTTGTTCGGCACGTTGCTGATGTAGGCGCTCCCCATCACGTCATACCGCCGGGGGATCGTAGCCTCGCCGCCCTTGCTGGGCTTTTTGGAGTGCGCCACCAGATGAACGTGGACGCCGTATTTCGCCGCGAAGGTCGAGAGTTTATCCATGAAACCCTTCTGCCGGTTCCAGATGTCCTGCCCCTCGCCATCCAGCCCATCGAAGCGCATGAACGAGTCCAGGACGAACTGGCGGACGCCGTAACGCTGGTAAGAGTAGAGCATGACATTGAACACGTCCTCCAACTGAGCGGTGCCGACATGGTCATACACCCAGACGCGCTTGCCCAGCGGCACCAGACACCGCGCGCGGAACTGTTCCCGGTCTTCCAAGGCACACACGTCCCGCCTGCCCATCGCCATGCGGATCAGCTTGCGGTAAGTTTCCGGCGCCTGAATTTCCAGCGAGCAAACGAGGGCTTTTTCGCCCTGCCAGCACAGGTCAATCGTGCAATGGTTGAGCACCTCGCTCTTCCCGTGCTTGTTGTAGCCCGTCCACACCGTCACCTCGCCATGGCGGAACCGGAACGGCAGCGAACTGCCGCACGAGTTGCCCCACGGGAGGCGGAGCCCGAGGGCAGCGTCATCGGCAGGATGAAACTTTGCCCATATCTCCTCCTCGAAGTCGAAGATGTCCTTCAAGTGGTCCGGGCGCAGCACCTCCGTCGCGTCAGCCTCCAGGCACGCCAGCAACAGCCAGCCCACGCCCTCCATCAGCATCTCGTTGGCGTCTTTATACCGCACGCGAGTCCTCCTCAGTGCCGTCGGGGCGGCTTTCTTGAAGGGTTTCCATCTTCGCGATGAGCGTCGCCAGCGCCCTCTTCTTCGAGCCCTTGCATTTCGTCAGCAAGGCCCGCGATTCGACGTAAAGCCACCCCATGTAATCCACGAAACTCTCCGGGCGGTCCTCAATCAGGTCGAACGTCGCGGGAGGCCCCAAGCCCATGAGTAAACGGATCGACACGTAGTAGTTTTTGCCAGCCACCAGCAGCATTCCTCCCATCGGGCTGTGAATTACCTCCCCCTCGAACTCTGGCACCGCAGGCATACCCAGCCTCACGAACTTCTCCAGCGCATCACCACCTGCGGGGGTCAGCAGGTAAGCCTCCAACTCCTGCCTTCTCAACTCACGGTCAGTTTTTTCCATTTTTCAGCCTTTCAGTTTGTTTCAGTTACCCGCTCCGGGAGGCGCACCATATCCGTGCGCGCCATCCCCAACCGCGTCACAACCTCGACGACCTTGGCCCGGCCAGCCCGGTCCTCGTCGAAGCTGATGTGGATGTGCGTGAACCTCGCCAGCCAGTCCCAACACACCTCGATCCAGCCCAGATACCCAGCGCCGCCCGGCACGCTCACCGCCGCGACCCCCTCCTGCGCCCACGTCATCGCATCAATCTCGCCCTCGCAGATCACAAGGCGCGTCGCCTCTGGGTCCACGGAAGTCATCCCGAACAAGATGTTCCGACCACCCTTGGGGTCGCGAAACTCCTCCTTCTTGCCGTTAATCCGGTCCACCTTCACGACCTTGCAGAACTCGAAGCGGTCGTTTTTTGCCCCTTCCGGCCGCCACTTGTAAGCAAAGGTATACGCCTCACCGCCCACCATCTGCCCGACGTGGTAACGGGTCAGGACTTCCATGGTCAGCTTGCGCTTCTCGATGAGATACCTGCCAGCCTTCCCGCCCACGTCCAAGGGCTCGAACTTGCTGGGGTCAAACACTCCACGCCCGACCGAACGGTCAACCGGCCACCCGGCCGACGCAGCCTGCTCCACCGCTTCCCGAACCTGCGGCGGTTGGTAAAGCCGGTCATCCGGCACACTCAAGCCCAGCTCGTTCGCCAGCAACTTGAGCGCATGAGGGAACGCCAACTGCCGCCGTGCCTGGACATACGAGAAGACGTCACCCCCCGCGCTGCACCCGTAGCAGTAGTAACCCCACGAACCGTCCTTCTTGAACACCGTGAAGGACGGCGTTTTTTCTTGGTGGAACGGGCACAACCCCTTGTATTCCGTCCCCCCACCCTTGAGCGCCACCCCATCGCGCTCAATCCAGCCAAGGAGGTCAGCACGCTCCTTCACCAATTCCTTGAACCTGTCCGCGTCGTAGCTCATGCCGCACCTCCGTTAATCGCCGCCATTATGTCCGCCCGCACATCAGCACCAGTCCTGACAGGACCGGGGGCGGCGGGCGGTTTTTTTTCTGGAACCCAGTTGTGACGATCAGATACCCAGCGGTTCTGCACCACCCGGCGCCAATCGACCAACCGGTTGTGTTTGGTCACCCAGCAATGCGTTTCGTGGAGCTGCTCGAACTGGCGATGCAGGTAGGCGGGAGGGATGCCCGACGCGGAGAACGCACCCTGAAACTCGGCTTCGGTTGGGATGGCAGGAGAAGTGAGAGCGAGCTGACCCTCACTCTCACTCTTATCATTCTGATCATCCTGATCATTCAGAAGGGCTGCCCGTGGGGTGACCGAAGGGGGTCCGCTGTGCGGCTCGGCGGGGGTCCGTGGGGTGGCCCATGGGCCACCGCTGGGGTTGCGGGTCCAGTTCTTTACAAGGAAACTGTTGGCCTCATCCCATCCGTGGACAGTGATGCCGCTTTCCGCCGCCTCAATCAGACGGGTGGCGACCAAGGAGTGGAACAGTTTGCCGGGCACCCCGCCCCAGTTGCAAACCGTCTCGACATACTCCGAGGTAGCCCCCGCCCACCTCTCGCCTCGCTTGTTCGTGGAGCAATGACCCCACAGCCGCAGCAGATACTCGAGCGCCAGCGGACCCACCGCTCGTTTGAGCAGGAGGTATTTCGGATGCCCTAGAAGTTCAAGTTCCACCTTCATTAGTATTTCCCCGGTGAGCGTGGGCAGTTCCCCACCAAGTGATAAAGGTCGCCAGAATCGTGCGTGGTCCTGACCTCCATGTAAGGTCGGAAATTCTCTTTGGACCTCACCCTGACGCGAAGAAGCGTTGTAGTGCCCCTTACTGCGGCAAGGATTATGTGAGGGTTGAGAGTCTTGTGGGCCGTCACCACCAGCGTCACCATCTTCTTCAGCTCCGTCACCCGAGCCTTCGGTTGGCTGAGAGCGAACCCGAGCCGGTCCGCCACCTTCGCGTAAGCCTCAGTGGACCAGCAGACCCGGCGGCGCCAGCGGATGAAGTCCACCGACTCCACCAGCAGTTCGTTGCGCATCAGCACAAGGGCGGGAAGGCCGATGCCGAGGACGGCTGGCATCTCGTTCTCGACGTGAGGGAAGGCGGGCGGGCTTTTTTGGATTTCGTGTTTTTTTGGAGTCTTCATTATAGGGATTCAATCGTTTTCAGTTCAGATTTTCCGGCGGCGAACCCATGTATCGTGGGGGCCGGGCGCGCAAACGACGCCCCCCCCCCCCCCGTCTCGCCGGAACCGCCCGACGTGACCCGCTCGCCGCCCGTGACCCGCTCGGCGCCCGACGCGGCCCGCTCGGCGCTCGGCTCGGTCGGACCCTGGCCGGATCCGGGATGGGCTCCGTCGATGGTACTACTAGTGCCTCGGCCGGCCGGATCCGGCACAACGGATGGCACAGCGGGCAGCACGACCCCGATTTGCTGGCGGACCGGGCTGATGTCACCTGATTCAGAATCAGGTGCGGGCACCAACTCGGCCTCCAGCGTCGCTGGCCGGGAGCGGAGGTCGGCGAACGCGCGGAGCACGGCGCTCTGGTCCAGCTCGTGCCGCACGACCATCACCTGCGAAGGCTGACCATCCCAAGCGGCGCTTTTGTCGAGCAGGATAGCGGTCGCAACCGGTAGCTGGCCGGCCGAAATCTTCCCCTCGGCCAACGCTTCCTCCAAAGCGTCGAGTGACATCCGCACCACGCGCCGCAGTTGCGTCCCGGTCTTCAGGCGCTCTGTGGCTACCAGCTCGGGCTCACGCTCGAAGATGGCCTGAACCGTGTGGGTTGAGATGCCGAAGGCTCGAGCGATCTGACGGCGGCCCAGACCCTGGCCCAGCGCACGCACCACCTCCAGGTATCGCTCCCGATTCCTCGCCAGGACCGAGCCAGTGAACCTCTTCCGCTGCTCGACCTCTGGCATGACCAGCTCGTGCCCTTCGGGATACTGCGAGTCGTCAAAAAGCGGCCGCTGGGCGTAATCGGGTGCCTGCACGCTCACGCTCGCGGGCTCGGTGGCTGGCAAGTGCTCGACCTGCTCGGGCTCGGTGGGCGATGGGCCCGCCGTGGGCGGGAGTTGCGGGGTGGACATAAGCCTCAATCCAAAAAAGCGGCGCCGCCGGGCGACGGCCCGGTCGGCAGAATCCGAACGCTCTCCTCATACATCACCAGCGACTCCAGGCTCACCGTAATGTTGCGACGCGAGTGCTTGAAGGCTTCAAGGCTACCATCCTCGATGCGGGCAAAAATCCAGCGCCTCGAATGCGCGAGGCGCTGGCCCGCTTCATCCAACGTCAGGTGATGACGCGGCTTCCTCATATATACTACACCCGCACGAGGGCGCCCTGAATCACCAGCCGCCGCGCGAGCGGCGGGCAAGCGCGGCGGCGGAGCACGGTCCAGAGGTAAGTGAGCGTGATGATCATGACATGAGCGCGATGTCAGTCGTTTGACGCACCAGTTCGAGCCACTCGAATCCGCCGGGGTTCATGAGCACCTCCGCCTGCCGGTCGTGCGGCAACCGCCGAAGCAAGAACTGCCACGCGTCCCAGAAGCGCATCGCGTATTCCTGGTCCCGGCTCGATAGCATTGAGAGGTGAGGGGCAGGCGGCGGACTGGCCCACGTCGGCACCGGCAGGCGGAACGTGGGGGTGCATGGCGTGCTGTTCGAGGTGTTCGAGATGTCGTTGGTCTTCATTTTGTTGTTGTTGGTGCCGAAATTCCTCCCTTGCATGGAGGAGAATCAAAGCCTCGCGACAGAGGTCGCCCAGGGTGAGGCAGTGACCAGTCTGGATCTGACGCGCATCGCGCATCGCACACAGCCGGTCGTGATCGGACGCACCAAGCCACACGTCGATCCGCCGGGAGGTCTTCTCCAGCGGTTGCGGCGGCGTCGGTGGCTTCATGCTTTCGATCAATGGCCGGTCACACGCCACGCGCAACATGAGCAGACATGTGTCCGCATGGGTGCGCCGCTGGGTGGCCGGGGCGAATCCACAAGCCTATACTATCGAGGGGCTAACGTCAGCGGGTTCGGCGACATCAATGCGCCACACGAACGTCACTAAGCAAGCACTTTGTGCACAAAACCGAACGCTGGGTTTCTGGTGAGGAGGGGAAATGAACCCAGCGGCTGGGTTTCGGACGGCGGAAGTCAGGCGGAAGTCAGGCGGAAGTCAGGCGGAAGTCAGGCGGAAGTCAGGCGGAAGTCACGCGGAAGTCACGCGGCGGCGGGAAGACTTGCGCACGGTCTTCAGTTTGCGCGGGCGACCACCGCGCCGACCGTTCGCGCGAGCGGCGTCGCGCTTCGCTGCGCTGGTCGCAGCCCCCATCAGGGCACCGATATTCAGCTCGAAGGCAGATTTGCAGCGCGGGCAATCAATCATCATCCCCCTATATCCATGAGTCGCTGCCCTGCTGTCAATTGACCAATTGTGACGTTGACGCGCCAAGAAAAAGCTGTTGCACAACCCAACTGCTGGGTTATGGTCGCGCCGGGCCGCCCAGTAAGTGGTCCAAAATGAAAAATGAAAACCAACATGACAACGACACAAACAGCACCGACGCCAAAAGTGGCGTGCTACCACGAAATCATCTTCGCCCAGGGTGCGAGCGCCCGGCTCCCGCTCGCGATCCTCGCAGAGGAGGGGATCACCGCTGCGGTGCTCTACCTCGCCCAGTGGGACACCGGCCGCGAGTCAGAGCACAGTCCCGGCCCGAGCCCGTGGGGCTCCGGGGACCGCATCGCGGAGCGCGGCGACTACGTTTGCAGCTACAATCTGCACCTCGGCTACATCGGACTCGCCCGCATCGAGAGGGAGGTCGTATGAGTAACATGACCGAGCTGTTCGGCGTCCCGATCTTCACCTACACCCGCAAGCAGGCGCTCGCCGACGGGGTGCAATACGACATGAGCAAGATCGCCCGCGAGGCCGGCATCGCGTTCCCGGTCTTCATCACGGCGGCGGCGTTCGAGTTGTTCGTCATGGTGCCGGAAGGCATGGAAGGGCAGAGCGAGGAAGGTCGTCGCTGGGATATCGTGTGGATGCTGCGCTTCGCCATCCAGCGCTCGACCCGCGAACAGACCCGGCTCCCGGTCGCATTCTACTGCCGCAATGACAACCGCTCACCCAAACTGCACAAGCTCATCGCCGAGGTCGGACCCGTAGACATCGACGACCCGAGCCCCGCGATCACCCTGATGCTCCCAGAGGAGGATTAATCATGAAATGCACCACCTGCGGCAAAGTCCGGGCCACCGCACCCCGCACCACCACCCCAGCCCAATCGAGCGCCGCCCGCTCGAACGGCAAGCTCGGCGGCCGCCCGCGTAAGACGCCGCCTCCGCGCCCGGCGGACCCGACCTTCATCGCGGTCATCTGACACGCAACGCATCACGCAAAGGGGCGCCGAGGGGCGCCCCTTTTCTGTTGGCCGCGTCAACTCACCCCGGACCCAGAGCGAACGGCAACACCAGCTCGACGCTCCCCACAGAGCGTTGACCGACGTAATGCTGCTGCGTCGTTCGCTGGTCGGAGTGACCGGCCACAGCCTGAGCGATGTCGAGCCCGTGCGCATCGCGCACCGAGCCGAGCCCGAGCGCCCGCATCTCGTGGAGGGTGTGGTTCGTGGTCCAGCCCTGCGACCGCATCCAGAGGTTGACCCGCCGGAAGATGGACTGCGCCCGCAGTCGGCAGTTCGGCCCGCCCTGACCCAGCCGGGGCGAGGGCAACACAAACAACTCCTCAGTCGGAACGACACCGAGCTGACGAGCGAGCTGAAACTCGAGCAGTTCCGGCGCGACCCGCCCATCAATCGGCACCGTCCGACCCGCCCCAGACTTGGCGAGTGCGCCAGGGACGTGAATCGACCAGCGCCCGTGATGCTGCTGGAGCCAGTCCCAGCGCATCTCCGCGATCTCACCCCGACGGAGCGAGCACAGCCCGAGCATCCACGCGATATATGCGGGACGGTCCACCTCACGCCACGCGCGCGCCGCCGCGAACGTCTTCGCCAGTAACTCGTCGCCCACGGGTTGACGGTGGACCTTCGCGGCCCGCGCCGTCGTGCGCAGCATGAACGGCGAGACATCGGGCAGGACCGTGCCGCGTTCGACGTAGTGCTGCATCATCTGCTTACTGAACACGCTGCGAGCCTGCCGCAGGTAACCCGCCACCGAACGCTTGTTTGATTCCAAGTCCCGCCCTTGAGCGACTGCCTGCCGAGCCATCCACGCCTCAAATTCTCCGACGAGGCGGGCCGTCAGCACCGTGGTGCCCAGCGACTCCAGCTTCTCCACCGTCATCATGTCGTCACCCATCCCCCGGCGGACCACCAACCGGAACGAGTTCTGGTTGTTGCGCACCGTCATCGGCTCCGTCAGCCCCACGCTCGCCGCCGTATAGGACGCGAGCAGCGCACCGATGGTCAGCACCGACGCCGCCGGGCGGGCCACCTCGACCTCGGCCCAGTTGCCGCGCTGCGCCGGGCCGATGAACTGGGCCACCGCCCGCAGCTCGGCGCTCGCCGCGTTGTTCGTTTCGAGGCTTCGCCGGATGCACTTGCCGCTGATGGTCGCCTTGAGCCACCAACTCGCCTCCCGCGTTTGCTCGCGCTTATAGAGTGAGTAAGTCCGTCCCTGATACTTGAACCGATGCTTCATGTCGTTTCTCTCTGTTTGGTCGTTGCGGGCGTGCTCGGATCGGCCGTTCTGGCACAGTGCCCTTGCTGTGCCAGAATTTGTGCCACATTTCCGATGTGCTAGGATGCACTAGGATGCACTAGGATGCAACTGAGAAAATCAGGTGTGGCAGCTTTGGGGGCTGGAATTACGGGGGAATTTGGGGGGGAATGTGCCAGAAATGGCGGAAGGGGTGGGATTTGAACCCACGTCGGGATTGCTCCCGAGTCTGATTTCGAGTCAGGAGCGGCGGGCCCGAAAGGCCCGCCAATTAGGGTGTTTCGGGCGCTGTGCCAGATTTTGTGCCGGATCCCGCCACCGGGGCGGGTGGCAGGTCGATGTTGTGCCGGTGGACAGTGAGCAGGGCGCCGTCGTCCAGGTCCACGCAAAGGAAGAATTCCGGCATGTCCGATGCCCGGATGACCTCAACGCGGCGGCGGCGGTTGGGGTGGGAGCGCGGCCCGTCGACCATTCGTGCGTGCATCTTACTGCGGACTCCCCATCAGAATCGCCGCCTTGCCCTCGCGGGAATCGGCGTGCCCGAGCCTCCGCATGATCGGAAACTCCCGGCCAGCCGCGACCTCGGGCATCGTGCGCAGCAGATACTCCATGGCGTAAGGCTCGCGCATCAGCACCCGCTCGGCGGGTGTCAGTGCCGCATCAGCGAACAGCTTTAGCATGATCTTCCGCACGCCCAGCCGCACCTCGGCGCGATGCTGGCGCACCGGCTCCGTCAGTTGCCGGTCTGCGTCGTCGATGCCTCGGGAGCTGACCTTGAGCCACCGGCCCAGTGAATTGCTGACGATGGGCGCCGCCAAGAATTCCTCGCCCGCCGAGGCGGGCGGATTCTCCAGCGCAGTATTCTGAAAGCGTCCCAGAATCGAGCCCCCCAGTTGGTTCCACGTCCACTTGCCCAGCGCCACATTCGCTGCGGTGCCGCCCGCCTCGAACGTCGCCTCATCGAGCACGTACGCCCCTCGATGGCTGTCGTAAGGGTTGTGACCCATCACCGCATACTGGTGCCACGCCGCCAGCACCCCATACATCGAGTTCGCGCCGGGCACCTGGCCGCCCATGAAGGACCCGTACCCCATACCACGACCGGTCGCCACTTTGTAGGTCAGCGCATGCCCGATCCGCATCGGCTCGGGGAGCGGCAAGCGGAGGTAAGCCACCTTGCCCGCCTCCGCATCCTGCCAGAACAGCGGCACGCAGTAATAGTTCGAGAGGTCGTAGTCGGGGATGCTGCGATACTTCCGCTTCAGGTCGTCGCCCAGCAACCCCTGCGTTGCCGCCGCCTGAAGGAGAGACGGCAGCACCACGGCAGCGGCGAACTTTGTGCCGTAGCTGAAGGGGTTCTCGCCCGCCGCTTTCATGGTGGACCTGATCCCCTCCTTCCACGGGTTGAAGAACATCATCAGCAAGTCAATGGTCGCGTTGCTCGCGCCGCGCTGGAGGAAATCCGGCGAGCCTGCCCGCTCGCGCACGATCTCGCGCTTCTTCCACTCAGGCATCGCCGGGTGGTGCTCGTCGAGATAGATCATGCCCGCGATCTTATTCACGCGCTCCATCTTCGATCCAAATTCGCGATAGTGGTTCCAGAGCTTGACCAGTGCCCCGACCTTGTTGGCTTGCGCGCCCCACGCCGCCGGGTCCATGCCGTACGAGGCCACCTTGAGGTCAAACTCGTTGTCCACGCTCGACCACACGCCGCGAGGGTCCGCCCTGGAGATCAGCATCCGCCGACGGAGCGCCGCATCGGCATACTCATTGGCGACCCGCCCATTGACCGAGGCGTGAGCCGCCCGCACCGCACGCGGCAATGCCAGCGCCCAGCCCACGGGCGACAACGCGCCCGGCATGTTCAACATGAAACTCGCCGTATCAATCGCAAAGTTGACCGGCCAAAACCCGTAGTTGAGCTGGGTGTAGAGCCCCTTCAGCCACCCGTTCGCGGACACGACGCCCGAGAGCAGCTTGTTCTCGATGGGGGAGGCGTAATTCAGCGACTCACTCACACTGCGGCGCACGTAAAAGCCTTTCGCCTTCCCCTCGTGCATGAAGATCACCGTGCCCACTTTGGCCGTCTCCCGCTCGACGACCTCCATGCGCTTGCCGTTCCAGCGCGTCTTCGCGGGCATGATGCTCGACGGGTCCGTCGCCAGCAACATCTGCACGACCTCGCGCCGGGCGATATTCCGCTCCGCTGCGGAGATGAGACTCAGCGCCTTGAGCACCGTCGCGGTGGCCGGTTGCTTGATTTCACCGAGGTTGCCGATCTGCCGGTAAATGCGCGCGCCCACCGCTGCCCCGACGGAGTCCTCCAGCACCCGCTCGATACCCTCCTTCACCTCGCCCCGCGTGCTCGCGAAAGTCGCATACCACACCTTGTCTTCGATGAGCTTCTGCGTCTCAGGGGAGAACATGCGCGCCTTGCGCAGCACCGGGAGCACCTCGGCCTCATACACCCGACGAAACTCCCGCTGCGCATTCTCAAGCACCCGCCACCGGTCCGGGCCGAGCTGGGAGCGCAGCTCCGCCAGCCGTTCCAGCGAGTTCTTGGAGGTCCAGCCCTGCGGGTTAAAGAGCGCGAACCGGTCCGCGATGATGCGCTGGTGGAACATGTATTCACCCAGATCGGTCCAGTCCAAGTTCGCGGACACCAGCGGGCGGCTCACGTCACGGTTCACGCGGTTGAGGAAAAGCTCATGCTCGGACGCCCGGTAGAGGAAGTTGCCGACCGCATCCCGCACCCGCCCCTCGCGGGCCGAGCCCTTCGCCGCCCGAAAGATGGGACCGAAGCGCCGATCAATCTGATAGGAGACGTTGTCGAAGAAGTCGCGGGCCGAGGTGCGCCACGAATCGCGCCACCGCTTCATCGAGCGTGCATCATCGCCCGCCCACATGTCGCGGAGGGCGCCCACCCGCTCACCCATGACACTGCCACGGCGGACCTGGTCTTGGATCTCTCGATACAACTGCTTCACGGCAGGCTTGGCGTCCATGTGATTGAACAGGAGCCGGTAGTATAGCGGCGCCCGCTGGGCCACCGCCGCCGGGTTGTTCATCAGCACGCTGAAAGCCTCCGCATACATCTCAATGGAAGTCCTGAAGTAGGGCTCCATCGTCGCGGTGCCACGCCACCACGCGATCATGGGCTCCAGCTCCGCCTTCAGCGTCTCGTAATCGGCAAGATTGCGCTTCGTCATCTCCTCGCGGAACAACTGCTTGAACCGGGCGCGGACCTCCTCCTGCGTAGGCTCGCGCCCCTGCTTCTTGCGCACCGTGCGCTGGGTGGTCTTCGTGCCGACCTGTTCCATTCGGCCCATCGCCTTGAGCCGCTCATCGAGCAGTCCGCGCAGCGCCTTCTTGAGAATGTCCTTCTTCACCTGCGCCGGTTGCTCGGCAAACCACCGGTAAAGCTCGGGCGTCTTCTCGCGGGCATCCATGCCCAGCAGATTCTTGACGTCCTCCGTCGTGATACCGACGAGTCGCAGGATCGGTTCCTCGACCATGATCGTCTCGACGATTTCGGAGATTGGGCCGATCTCATCACGGATCTGCTTATCCGCCTCCGCCCACAGCTTGGTGCGGTCCGCCGCAGACAATGGCTTTCCCGAGGGGCGCAACGGGTCAATGGGTAGCGTGGTCTTCCAGTATTCCTTCAGGCTCGCGATGCGCCCGAAGAGGTTGCCACGTCCGTGGATCATGCGTTCAGGCAGCCAGTCCACGAGGTGACCGATCTCGTGCCAGATGACTTTGAGCGCCCACGCCGGGTTCTCAGCCTTCTTCTTCTCCAGCGCCTCGTTGACCAGGTAAGTGAGCCGCTCCTTCGCGATCTCCCGCCAATCCTCGCCGTGCTCCGCAGTGGCGCGCGCGTAATCCTCCGCCTCCTGCTTGTAACGCGCCTCCGCCGTGCCATCGAAGAATTCCTTGAAGTGGTCCCGCACGAGGTCCGCCTTGAGGTGGATCTCGCCCTTCCCACCCTCACCCTGCGTGTAGGTGAACAACCCAGCCGCCCGCCCGCCCAGAGCTTTGATGATTTCGAGCACCTTGGGATACTTGCCATCGAGCATCTCGCGGGCGAATCGCACCGCTTCCGGCAGCTCCATCGGGAGAGCATCAAACGCCGAGAACCGAGGATTATCCGCAGGGGCAGGCGTCGGACCGGCACCCAGCCCTCCACCCAGATCGCCCTCACCAGAACCCTCCCACGGTGAAGCCGCAGCGCCCTTCTTGCCCTTACCCTTACCCTTGCCCTTGCCCGCCGACTCAGCGCCTCGGTTTGGCGCATCGCCGTAGGTCAGCCGGGGATGCTCCGCCTTGCCTGCCGATTCCGCAAACGCGGCCAACCGCTCACGCAACACGCTCGTCGCACCCACCGAATCGACGCCGTTACCCAACGCCATGGCGACCATCCCGAACTGCTTGCCCTGAATCAGAATCGGCCCAGCCTCGCCACCGACATAAATATCCAGCTTCGTATCGCCCAGCTTGCCCGCCGCTTCCAGCGCGGCCTGAATGTAGTCCGGGTTGAAATGCCCCAGCGGCTTGGACTGCACGCTGATGTTGTGACTGAACGAGTCCTCGCCGATGTTCATGGCTCCGCCCATCGAGCCGTCTGGATTCACCACCAGCAGCATACGCTCACCGGCCCGGTCAGCCGCGTCCACGGACAAGTCCCGGAACACCTTTGCCTGTCGGACGATGTGCCAGAGGTCCGCCAACTCCACGCCGCCGCGAGCCAGCGTCGGACCCACCGGCCACACATGCTTGTAATCAGGATACTTCACCGCGATGAACTTCGGCGTGACCGGCTTGCCCTTCGCATCGTGATACACCGGGTTGTCTGGGGTGCCGGGCGCCAGCGGCGTGTCGATGCGGATCATCATCCTCCCGTCCGTGGCAACCACCTCGCTGCCGTTGGACATCGAGTTCCACAGCACCGGGCGCCCGTCGTCCTCGCCCACGAACGTGCCAGCGACCTCCATCACGTTCTTGAGCGCATCCTTCCCCTTCTTCGGGGGCTTGGGGACCGGCTTGCCGTCCACGCTCTTGTTGCCCGAGCCGCCGTCGCCGTTGGGTGAGGTAGAGAACCGTGCCTTCACCAGTGCATGGAACGCGCCCAGGGTCTTCTCTGTGTTCTGGACGGTGAACGTGCCGTCGCCCGGCACCTCGATAGTGATCTGCTTCGGACGGTCCGCCATGTCCTCGCCCGCCTCCGCGAGCGCCTGCTCGGTCGCCTCGAGCAGAAACTTCTTCTGCACCTTGAGGATTTTGGCGGTGACCTTCGGGTCACCATCCGGCGGCGCCGTGCGCGGCACAGACGCCCTCCACGTTTCCAGCGCCACGTCGGCATCCAGAGCAGCGCGCCGGTCGGAAGCCGCCTTGATCTGGCGCATCAGGTCTTTGACCACAGCCTCACGGTTGACGTTGGCGGCAAAGTCCGCTCCAGACGCCTTGACCTCATCCGCCTCCGCCCTCGCGGCCGCCAGCTCGGTGTCGAGCCGGACCATGTCAGCCTCTGCCGCCGCCAGTTGCTCCGCCAAACTGCTGCCAGCGGTGGACTTTCCCGGCTTCCCCGCACCGGGACGGATGCCGACCGACTCCAGCACGCGCATGATGTGCTCGTGCGACTTGCCCGCAGTATCGTGCCGCAGGTCCTCAAACTGACCTTCGCCGACGAGCTGCTTGAGCGCGGCAAAGACGCTGCCCGGTTTGCCTATGGCGTTGAGCGGCGAGCGGTGCGCGTTGTAAACCAGGTCCAAGTCGCGGGCGTGCTCCCAGTTGAAATTCTCGTTCAGCCACTTCTGGGTGGCCTTGACTTCGTGACTGCCGTAGCCGCCAGCGATGTCCTGCCCATCGCCCTTGATCAGCCAGCCATTGTTCCCGACGCCGAAGAACGGCTGCCACTCGCCAGCCTTCTTGTTGCCACCCGTGCCCATCGCCGAGCGGTAAAACGGCAGATGCCCAGTGCCGATTTTGACGACAATCATCGGCCGGTCACCGGTCACAGCTCCCCAGAACGGCGCAATCTTCCCATCGGCCAACGCTTGCGAGACGGTGGACTCCGGTCCGCCTGCTGGCGCCTTCGCCCTCGCCTCGCCCTTGGAATACCCGCTCAACTGCTCGCCGATGCCCTTGCCCTTGAACACCGGCAGCACGGTCACACCCAGCCCGGTCAGCGCCTTCTCCAACTGCGCCACATAATCGGCACCGGCATGAACCTCGATAGTCTTCCCGATGGCAGACGAGCGCCCATCGAAGTATTCCAGCACGCGGGCTCGCACCGAGTCCCGCCAAGCCTCCTTGGCCGTCGGGGACAACTTGCTCATCTCCACGTCGTAAGATGCCAGCTTCTTGCCCGGCTCCACGACACCGTGCGCCGCCGAGAGGATCATCCACGGGCGACTCTGCCCGTCCGCAAACTTGAGGCGGGCCTTGAAGAGAGGTCCGATGTAGAGGTCCGCAGCAGGCACCATGGCCGTGCCCCCGACCTTCTCCTTGCCGCAACCCAGCAGCACCAAGTCAGGCTCCCCTTCGGCCGGCGGCGTGGCATCACGTCCCGACATCGAGGTCGGGCGTTCCTGTCCATCCATCCGTCCACCCTGCTTGAGCCGCTCGGTCCGCGTGAGCAGACGGTCGAACACCTCGCGCATCGCGGGGCTGACCTCCACATCGACCGCGCTCCCCTTCAGCTTCTTGTAAATGTTCGTCAGCCAGCCCGCGAACTTCTCGAAGAGCCCAGCCATGCCAGGGTTCGGCGCCTTGCCGGTCCGCATGTAGTTCTCCAGTCCGCGCGCGAACTTCTCCTCCGCTGGCCGGGTCCAGACCCCATCCTTCGCCCCAGCCCACTGCTCCGTTGTCGCGATGTCCGCGTCAGTGATTCCCAGCCGGTTCTCCGGTAGGATGGACCGGTCGAGGAGGAACCGCCGAATGACATGACCGACCTCATGGAGGGCGGTGGAGATGTCCGCGTCAGCAAACCCCCTCAGAAGAGCATCGCCTGCATCACCAAACTCGGTGGAGCCCTTCGGCTTGCCGCCGTCACCACCACCCTGATAGAGCGGGTTCAGCTTTTTGGACTTACCGACTCCAGCAGTCGCCGTATCCTTTGCGCCCACTGCCGGGGCGTTATCGTTCGCACGTCGCGAAGTCTCCAGCTCCCTCGCGTCCGACGTGTAGGCACCGTCGCCGAACGGGCCGAACTTGCCGTAGATTTGCTTCTCAGCATCCCACATCATCTCCTGAATATTGGCCGGGTCAACCCCCAACCTTTTAGCCACGATCCCCCACGCCTCATCGAGGATCTTGCGCTTCACGATTCCGTCCTTGGTGAGCGCCCACGGCTTCCCGCTCTCGCTCGGCTCACGGAACCAGCGGGCCGTCGTCCTCGCCACCCACATGTCCTTCGTGATGGTGCCGAGCTTCTGCCAGCGGTTCAGGATGTAGGAACCCATCTTCGCGTCGTTGCCCAGGGTAAACGTCCCAAAGGTCAGCCCGCCCTTGTCCAGATTCTCATGCTCCTCCAGCGACTTGGCTGCCTTGTCGCCGATGACGGCGCGAATCTCATCGAAGGTATGCCGCGTGCCCATCCACTTGATGGTCTTAGGCAAGTCCCCGCCGAAGTGACCGAGGATGGCATTGAACCTCTGCAACCCCGACAGGTAGAAGGTCGCGGTGATCTTGGGTTTCGCATTCGGGTCAGGGTCATACTTGGGCTTGTTGCCTGCCCCCTTGAATGTGTCCTTCCCGGTCTTGGCATCGATGAAGAGCGGTTTCTTCTGGTTCGAGTCCGTCACGCCGGGAGGATAGCCGTATAATTGACGACGCTTATCCGCCAGCCCCGTAGCCTCCCCGGTCCTGATGTATTCCTCGAAGAGGTGCATCCCCCACTGGGTGTCCACCGAGGGGATCGTCCTGCCCGACGCCAGCGAAGACAGCAAGTGAATGTAGTCCACCTCGGCGGTGGTCAGCTTCCTGCCGAATTTCCCCTGCGCCCACTTTTGCAGCGCGGGATTGGTGCGCTCGATGATGTCCGACGTGTAGAACGGTCGGTAGTTCTTGACGACCTTCTTCCACGCGTCCAGCTCAAGGACCGTGTGTTTCACGATGGCATCCACCGCCGCCGACCGGCCCTTGCTGGTGGACAAGTCCAGCCCAGCGGGGACCGCATGGTGCTTCTTGCCGTATTTATCGACGAACTTGAAGACGTCATCGATCTTCTCGAACTGGGGCACCTTCTCCCTCCCGAGAAGGATGTTCTCCATCTGCAAGAGCGCATCATCCGAAGCCCAGACTCCCTCTTCGCCGAAGCGGATACGACCGGTATCCAACCCGACCGCACTCAAGAGGGCATCGATGGCAGTCGCCTGCTCGGTGGAAAGTTGAAACGTGTCACGAATGGAGGTGATGCTGTAATCACGCGGCATCTCCTCCTTGCCCGCAGAACCCACTTCAGGCGCTGGCGCTTTCGCCTCGGCCTTGTCCAGCGCGGCGAGCACATTCTCCAGCACCTTCCGCACACTCTTGGTGTCTTTGCGCTGGTGCATGGACTCCGCCATCTTGCGCACATCCGCCAAGCCGTACGCCTTCGCGGCCTCAAAGCTGGGAAACGTCATGAACGGCCCGGAGTAGCCGCCCTCGTTGGTATCCAGCGAGGTGCGCACCTGGGCGCGGCCATCGGAGAGGCGGCGCACATCCACGCGAGCCGACGGCCCCCGGTTCTTGGCCCCCTTCACCTCGAAGACCCGTTCCCCTTCTCCCGCCTTCTGTTTGAGCGCATCCCGCACCGCGCCCTCGATAGCCATCTGCTCCCTGCGGTCGGTGGGCCAATCGGGAAAGGGCTGCCCCTTCGGCACGTCAGGCGTGAACCGCAACGCGTCGTCCATGTCCGAAAGTTCCGCCGTGGAAAACCGGCGCGAAGCCTCCGATTGATTGCGTGGCAGGCTGCCCTGCGTGCTGGGCGGCTGATATACCAGGTTGTTCTCGTCCAGCCAGTAGTTCTTCCCCTCCAGCTCCTCGACCCGGCCCTCATCCATGGCCTTGGCCGCGTGAATGGCTTCCCGGTGGTTCTTGGCAAACCAAGGGACCACCTCATACTTTACCACGGTGCCGCTGCCCTGCTTCTTCTCCGCCACTGCGTAAGCCTTGTCCTTGGTTCCATAGCGCCCTTCAAAGACCCGGCGGCCGTTTTGAATCCATTGGACCTCCCACGCCGTCGGCGTCTCGCCCACCCACGCTTGCCACCACTGGTCACGCAAGGTTTCGGTGACGGACGACATCGCCTTGATCTCCTCCTTGAGCCGAGCCTTGCCCTCTTTAGACACCGGCTGCCCATTATCATACCGGCCATCCTCCAGACTGCGCGACGCCGATGCCAGCGTGTCTTCGTAATCCTTCAGCTTCGCTTCGATGTCCCGCGCCTTCAGCTCGTTATCCGTGACCTTGCCCGTAGTCTCCCGAGCCGACCATTGCACAATCGGCCCGGCCAGCTTGCCCTGCGAGAAGATGAAGAACTCACGTCCACCCTTGCGCCACACGTCGCCGTCACGCTTCCAGCCCGCACGCTCGGCAGCCGAGATGAACGCATCGGCGTCGCCCTCGGGCACCGGGAACGCGTTGCCTCGCGGTTCCTCCATGTAATCGAGCAACTCACGCACCCCAAACTGCTTCGCATCCTTGCCTTCGCCCTTCGGGGGTTCGGGCTTCTTGGACGCCTCGTGCTGAGATTTGAGCATCAGCCAACTGCGCTCCGCGTCGGCGGCGTCCAGTTTCGCCTTCTGCCATACGGCGCGCGCCGACTGGCTCTTCTGCCTGCTCCACGGGCCAAGACTCTGCAACTTTCCACTGGCAGCGCCCGCCGCCACCTCTGCCGCCCGCAGCTCGGTGGCCCAATCCCTCTCCCCATCGCGGATGAGCTTCTCCGCTCGGACAGACTTCGGGTGAACCTCCGGTCCCCCGTCGATGTAATCGTAACGGTATTGCCGCCCGCTGATCTCATCGAAGTGGGTCGAGGTGATGCGCACGCGACGGGTCGGCATTTCCGGCCAGCCGCTGCGCATCCCAATCTCGGTCCCCACCTCGAACTCGGGCGGGTTCAGTTCGTTCAGAATCTTGTGAACCTGCCGGTCCAGTTCCTTCCTCCGGTTGACCAATTCCTCGGTGGGCTTCCTCTCACTTCGGAGGTCCAGAATCCTGCCATTCAGCCAGTGAGACTCGGCAGCTAACTGAATTGCATCCTCGCTGGCCTCATAGCCCCGCGTGGTCAGGTGGTCACGCATCGCTTCCACCGCCAGCAGTCCCTCGGGTGATTCCCGGTCGTATTCACCGGGCTCGGGCGGCTTGGCCTTGGCGCGCTTTGCCGCAAACTCTTTCGCGTAATGTTTGGATTCACCCAAGTAGCCGGGGTGACCTTCCCAAATCGGATTGTCGGAATACCCCTGGTATGTACCACCATCGAGCGTGTAGGTAATTGAGTAAACCTCTTTCCCAGCATCGTTGATGATTTTGGAGACCCTGCTGACGGCACTCGAAGGGGTGGCTGTCTCGGTCATTACAGCTAAGGAGTCCGTCGGAGAAAGACGATCCTCGAACTGCTTCGGCTGAACAGGTGTCTCCGGTGCCACCTTCACTGGCGGCTCGGGCTCGGTCACAGGGGTCACGACATCCCCATCAATCGCGCCCTTAAATGCCCGCAGCTCTGCCGGGACTTCCTGCAATTCAGGCGGCTGTTTGATGATTTCCTGAAAGCGACCGGGACGCGCATGAAGAGCATTCGGGTCCAGCGCAGAGCGGGCCGCGTCATCGGCACGGATGCGCATCTCCTTGAGCATGGCGGGGTCGTTGAGGACACCCATCAACACCTCGCCAGCCTGCGCGGTTACCAGCGTATGCGTCCCGACCTTGCCCTGCGTGCCGCTCGCGCGGCGGCTAAGGAGTCCCGGCACCTCCATGCCAGCCAGCGCCGTGTTGCCGATGATGTTCCTGATGAACATATCCGTCCGCTCCCCCTCCGACGCCGATACATAGGCAGGCAAGTTCATGCCCTCCATGAGCGCCTGAATGGTCGTCTGCGCCCCCAAGGCTTCCATCACCTTATGCGCCATCGTCCGACCACCGCTCAAGGAACCCCGACGCACGCCGCCCGCCAGCGCATCGACGACGACGTGGCGACCCACATCGCCCACGCCAGGGATGACGGCACCCAGCGCAGCGGATTCCAGCGCCAGCGGGATGTCGCCCTCTGTGGCCGCGAAGGTGGAAGCGCCCATCAGCGCGCCAAAGGCCAGCGGCGCAGGCACGCCCTGCGACGCCAAGAGCGTGCCACCCACGATCACCGGCACCGCATGGGCCGCCTGCAACAACCCCTGCTTCACCACGTTGTTGGTCTGCGGGAGCGGGTCGCCATACATGTAGCGGTCCAGCGCGGGGCGGTTGTTGAGAAAGTCATCCGTCGTATTCGCGGCCACCTCTCCCGCCGCGTTGAACAGTGCCCCCAGCGGCATTGCCGCCGTGCCGAATCCACCCAGCGGGTTCTCGGCCGTGGACGCGAAGGGTCGCACCACGAACTGGTCCATGAAATCAGTCGCTTCCTCATCCGCCTCGGCGTTGGCGCCCTCATCCCTCGCCTCCTGCTGGGCGGCTTCGAGACGGTTGCGCTCATACACCGGCCCGAGCCCGCGCTGCGCGTCCTGCGTGACCTTCTGCTGGAGCGCCGGGGGCGTGGCCCTATCGATGGTGGCCCGGATGGAATCCGGCATCATGTCCTGCGCCTGCTTGCTGACGAGGGCGCTGGGTCTTACCCCCGTGTCGTAAGCCGCGCTGATCTCAGCCTTCTGCTGGGCGTGATACTTGCGCGTGGCCGACAGCATGGCGGCATTGCTCATCCCGTCCGGGTATTCGAGTTCGACCCCATCCGGCATCTGGACAATGGTTGGCATAGCTTACTTTTCCCACGTTTGAGTCTTATCGTTGTATTTGAGCCGCCGGTCAGCGCCACCCCGCCCGCCGCCGCCTCCGCCTCCGCCGCCAGCGCCGACTCCAAATTTGTCAGCCATCGCCGCCTTGAAGGGGTCGGGTTGCGGCATCGGAATCCATGTCTGCTTGTTGTCATCCCAATAGTGCGTGCCGCTCTCGCTTATGATCGGGCCAGCGCCCGGCTTGCGCTCGGGTCTGCCACCCTTGTTGCTGGGGATTTGCAAGCTGCCCGGGGACGTGGGATAGGCAGTTGTGCCGTCGGGGTGAGTGATAGTCACGCCCGGCTGCAAGTTCCACCCCTGCTTCGGAGGAGTAAATGCCTTCACCAAGTCATCGAACTGACCGGGAGGAATGTTGTAGCCAGTGGAGCCCGCTGCGGCAGGGACGTCCCGCAACGCATCGAACGGGCGCGGCTGCGGACGGTCCTCTTCACGCGGCATCACGCCGGGCTCTCCTTCGTAGAATTTCTCCATCCGCTCGTTGCTCGGCGTGATTGCCTCCCGCATTCTCGACAGCTCATTGAAGAAGTTGGGCGTGGCCGTCTCTTGGTTCCCCCGGCGCCGCTCCTCCTCCTGCCGACGGCCCTCCTCCGCCCCGCGCCGCTTTTCCTCCTCCATGTGCCGCTTTTCCTCCTCCATGCGCCGCTTGGCTTCCCCCTCGTAATGCTTCTCCCTCGCGGCGGCTTCCCGCCGCTGCGCCTCCTCGGCGTCCATTCGGGACTTGATCATCACCCCCTCGAGCGCACCACGCCGCTCGGCCAGCGAATTCGCCTTGTATTTGTCGGCATTCTTCGGGTCGAGATGCATGAGCGTGGACAGGATTTTCGTGGATTCCTTCCCATCCTCCTTCTCCTTCTCCTTCTCCTTCTTCATGCGGTCGAACATATCGCCAATCCCGTCGCCCATGGCGGAGCCGAACTGGGAAATACCACGGCCAATGTTCTCACCCGAGCGGTCCTGCACCATTACTTGAAAGGGCATAAATTAAAGTTCGTAAGCTGCGTTGCGGTTGACGTTGCGACGTTTCAGAAAGGCTCGGATGCGCGACTCCATCCACAGGCGCACGGGCGGCTTTGCCCAGGGATGCTCATGCAACCACGCGGCCCACGCCGGGCCGTGCATCACGTAGAGCCGCATGAACCACACCGGCCCATCCAGCAACAGCCAGTTGCGGAACTGGAGCCACTTCGGATTATCCGCCCCGAAGACCTCCCGAGCCACCCAGCACGTCATCTTCATCGCCCCGCCGCCGATGCTGCCGATGGCACCGATGCCTGCGCCGATGAGAGCGGACTTGTTGTTGGCCGCGTTCGTCTTGTTGGCCTGATATTGGTTGAGCAAGTCGGTAGCGTAGCCCTTGGGCACGCCGCTGTATTGCGATTCCTGCATGGACTGACCGAAGGCGTTCTGTGCAAAGCCCGGTGCTGCCGAGGGACGGCCCGTGATGCCGAGGAAGGAATCCACCCCCGTGCCGCCTGTGCCCTGCAAGACGCTCGTGGCCCGCTGCATCCGGCTGCCGCGAAGCTGGTCGCCATGCGTGAGCAGGGCCAGCGCCTCGCGCATCATGTCGTTCTCTGAGCCCTGCCCGAAGCCGCCCGTGCGGTTCATCCGCGCGAGCTGTTGCGCCTTGCGCAGCTCGATGGGGTCCATGTCTGAGCCCAGCGCCACATCCTCCATCGCGGACCGGCGCAGACCGGCCACCAGCGGGTCCGCCTCCGCTGCCGCCGTGTGGGCACGGGTGAACTCTGACCCGAGCTTGGTGTAGTCCTGCAAATCAGCGAAGCGACTCTCTGCATTCGCCCTCGCGTGCAGCCGGTTGGCGGACGGCCCGAGGATGTCCTCGTAAAGCGCGGAGGTGTTCCTGGCCGATTGCCGCTCCAGCGCGTTCTCAAAAGGCTGGAACCGCTGCTGCGCCTCGTATTCCGCCTGAATGAACGAGTTGTATTTGTTGATCGCGCTCTGCGTCTTGTTGACGCGCCGCTTCTTCTGACCGAAGCCGAAGATCTTGTTGATCATCCTGCTCACCGGATCCTTATCCAGAATTCCCTGCAAGGGCACGCCAGCGGACGTCTTGTATTGCGCTGGCGGCGGAGTCGGGAGATCCGGCAGTCGGTAATCAATCGCATTCTCCTGCCCGCCGCCGCCGTAGAAATCAGATAATTCAGCCATAATTTAACAAGTGTAGCCCGACACGTTCAGACGACTAAGAATGCCAATAGTGCTGGCCTTCCATTGGATGATGGAGCCAGCCCCGTTGCGCACCGGCACCCGGAAGGGCTCGCACGACCCGAAGCCGCCGATCAAGGTTCCGGCGGCGCCGTTCTGGTTCATCAGCACCTCGCCTACGAACTGCGTGATGTTGACGGTGCCGTCCGAGTTGGTCGCGCAGATGCCGTGGCGGCAGGCGTCCGCCGTGGTACTGGCACCCAGCACACCGGAACAGAACCTCGCCGTGGGCGGCACCGCTGCCCGAAAATTGAGCAGGTCCGCACCCGCCAGCACCTCGTAAGTGTCGCCCGCCGTTGCCACCTTGGCGGTGAAGATGTTGGTGGAGGTGAAGGACACATCGCGGCCCGCCTGAAACATGCGCACGAAGTTCAAGCTGCCGTCATTGCGCACCTGCCCCACGAGCGCCTTGTGCGTGTAGCCGGTCGGCAGCGTGGGCGCCGTCGCCGAGAGGCTGAACAGCCCGGCCACCGTGGTCCCGTTGTAGATGACCCAGATGTAATACCAGGTGGAGAGCGCCTCCGCACCCGTGTCCAGCGCGTTCGGGTTGCCCGCCGTGGCCCCCATGTCAATCGTGAGGCTCACTGCCTGCGCGGAGTAGTTGATCCCCGCAGCGTTGCGGACCACCACCTCATCCGCCGTCACCGTCACCTTGGAGTCGGGACTCGCCGCCTGATTCTCGATCACCAGCCCCCGAGACAAACCGATAATGGCACTGTCGGACGTCGGGTTACCCACCGCACTGAGCAGTTGAAAGGCGTCCGTGCTGACGGTGGCGTTGGCCTCATAGACGATCTCCGCCATCTGATACTGCCGCAGGTCGCCCGCGATGAGCGGCTGGTTGAAATTTTTGTAGAGGTTCTTGGCCGTCAGCACCGTGCCGCCGATGGTGATTGCCACCGTGCAGGCTCCGGTGTTGGTGTTCGGCACCTTGAACCGGATGCGCCGCCCATCGAGGTCCGAGAGCGTGAGGGGATAGCTGGCCGGCGGCGTGAGCGTCAGCGTGTAGGCATTGGTGCCCGTAGCGGTCGCGGTGTAATACGCCTCCCAGTTGCTCGTGTGGCTCGTCATCTGCCACGCACCCGCACCGCCGTCGCCCGCCGTGTCGTAGCGGGCCTCGATGATTTGGCCCGCCACGATGTCACCCGCCACCAGTGCCTCCGTCCGGTTCTTGAACAGCTTCTTCGTGCCACCTCCAGCGATGAGGCGGATGCCCAGCGACGCATCCGGCACGCCGTTGGCGTTCGCCTTGAACGCCACCACCATCCCATCCGCCAACGCAGGCGAACCCGCGAGCGTGAGCGTGTAGGCACCGGCCACCGGGCCAGTGACAGACGCCGTATAGAAGTGAGCGCCCGCCACCGTCTTCGCCGACGTCACGACGGAATCCGTCAGGTCGGCGGTGGCGACGGTGCCGGTGACCGTGAAGGTCGGCTGGCCGAGCTGGTTGAGCTTCGCGTTCGTGATCGTCTCGGTGGCCGCGAACTGTTTGCCGGGAGTGACTGTGACGGTTAAAGCCATGATTCAGTTGATAGTTGAGTAGTTGAGTAGTAGTTACGCCTTCGCCCCCGAGGAGAACGTATCCTCGTTGGCTTCCAACAGCACGGACATCAGGCGCATCCGGCCCTGATCGTTGGTGAACTTCACCTGCGCACTGCGTCCGCTGGCCTGAATGCGCTCCGTGACGCGAATCTCCTGGTGCAGTCCCAGCGGCACGCCCCCGGTGACGGTGTAGAGCGCGAAGTCCGCCGCCTCGCCCGACGCCGTGCCCGTGCCGAGCAGCACTGAATAGTCCTCCCGATAGGGCGTGAGGAAGTCGCCGTTCACGTTCGTCACGGTGAAGGCTGCCGCGTCGCTCGGCTCGAAATACGACGTGCGCGAGCGGGTCTGCGCATCGAGCACCGTCTCCGTTTCATTAACCCCAGAGGTTAATACTTCCACCGTGGTCCTCGGCGCCCACGTCTGGAGGTCGAAGGTCAGCCACTCAAAGCTATCCAGCGCCAGCGAGGGGCTGGAATAGCCCCGCGTGGTCAGCGTGGCCGTGATGGGCTGGGTGTTCGTCACGGTGATGGTCCAGAGCGTGGACGGCGGCGGGGACAAGACTGTCACCACCGGCACCACTCCATTCGTGCCGTAGAACCGCACACCCGTGGCCGTCTTGGTCACCAGCGTGTTCGGCGCGCTCCATACCGTCGTGGCGCAGCCAGCGTAATAGCCGTCTGTCACGTCGGAATCGCAAAACAGATTGTTCCGCGTAATGGCAAGCGTGCCGGTCAAGCCCAGCGTCGTGGCCCCGTTGCCACCGGCCCCCATCGTGATGGTTGCCCCGCCATTGACCTGGATCGTTTCATCCACGTCCTCCAGCAGCATCCCCAGATCGGTATAGGGCACCGGCAACTGATCCTCGAAGTCCTCCTCATACATCACGAGAAACCCGGACGAGGTAACAGCAAACAGCCTGAGCCGCCCGCCGTAGTTAATTTGCCGAAACTCGCTAAAGGCGAATCCCTCCGCCTCATCGTGGCCCACCCACGCGCCGTTCAGGAAATCATAGACGATCACCGCATTCAGGACGCCGCCAAACACTTCGCGCAACGACGTGTTCGCCACCACGGCGGACGCACCGGACACTGTGACGCTCGAACCCTGCGCGGTGAAGTCAGACGCCGCCACCACGGTCTGCGTGCCGTTGGTCAGCGTCTCGTTCGTGTCCCCTACCCAGCGATACCGACGCCCCGCCGTCACCACCAGCGTGTAGGATGAACTCACCGGCCCCAGTCCGTTTATCGCCCGCTCCGGCCCGAGCACCTCCGCATCATCCAGCGGCACCGCGAGGTAATACTTCGAGTCCCACACTGCGCTCACCGCGTTGGCCGCATAGCGCCAGTTGATCCGGTCAATCAAC